GGTATGATCGACGAGCCGATCAAGGCGATCGACGGACAGATCAAATATTTCGACGATCAGAAAAAAGAAGAGAAGCGGGGCGAGATTGAGACATTTTTTAAGGCCCATATAGGCGATCTTGCGGAGCTTCTTCCACTCTCAAAAATCTGGTCTGAGCGGTGGTTGAATGCGACGTACAAAATTAAGGACATCGAGCAGGAGATCACGGAGGCGATCACCAAGACCGCCGAAAATCTCAAGATTATCGAGAGCATGGCTTTGCCCTGCAAAGATCAGATGATCAGCGAGTACCTCAAAACACTGGATATCAGCGCGGCCCTGCTGGTCAAAAGCATGTACGAACAGGAGCAGGAGAGGCTTGCAACATATAAGGCGAAGCAGGAGCAACGGGCGCGCGGGGTAGAAGAGAGGGACAAATCCGAGCGGGGAGCGCAAGAGATGTATGCGAAAGCCGATACATATACCGCCGTTCCTCCGGCAGAAACCGAGGAACCACACGACGACATAAAACAAGTTGATATGCGGATATGGGCCGATGCCCGGCAGCTTCGGATGTTGAAAGAATTTTTGGTTAAGAACCACATCAAATACGGGAGGGTTGAATAATGGCAGTCCAAAACAGCCTTTTGAAAAAGGAGCAGTCTGACAAGATCGTTGAATATGACTGCAACGGCGAGCGGGTTAAATTGAGTCCAAACGTTATACGCCAGTTTTTAGTGAGCGGTGACGGTCGTGTGAGTGATCAGGAGGTCGTTATGTTCCTGAACCTGTGCAGATATCAACACCTGAACCCCTTCCTTCGCGAGGCGTATATCATCAAATACGGCAATTCCCCGGCAACGATCGTAACGGGCAAGGAAGTGTTTACCAAACGCGCGTACCGAAATAAGGAGTATGCAGGGCAACAAGCGGGTGTTGTTGTCCAGTTGCAGGATGGAAAGCTCGAAAATCGGATAGGCGGGATTGTGCTCGAAGACGAGCATCTCGCCGGTGGCTGGGCAAAAATATATATCAAGGGCTATCAAGTGCCGGTCGAAGTTACGGTTGCGTATGACGAATATGTAGGGCGTAAAAAGGGCGGCGAGGTCAATAGCCAATGGCAGAATAAGCCCGCAACGATGATACGCAAGGTAGCCTTGGTGCAAGCGCTGAGAGAGGCATTTCCCGAGGACTTCGCCGGGCTATACTCCGCAGAGGAAACGGGGGTTGATATATCCGCGCTGGACGACGCGCCAGTAAATCCAGACGCACCAGAGCCGCCGAAACCGGAGGCTTCGCAGACCCCGGAAGAGCCGGCAATCATGGACGTTAGCGCCGAAGAAGATTTTTTTAATACGGAGAGCTGACAATGTCAACCTATGTTTCCGCTGATCTCGTCGATTTTGACGAGCGTAACAACCTCATACTTAAACCCGATTGTGACATAATGCGCGAGTATATGCGTAAGGGTTTCAAGCGCGTTGAAATCCGTCTGGACGACGGGCGCACGATTTCGGCGGATCAGCGGAAAAAGATATTCGCGCTTGTCCGGGATATTGCCGACTGGAACGGGGACATCCCGGATGGGCTGCGCAAGTACATGGTGTGGGACTTTTGCGAATTGTACGATATCGAGCCTTTTTCGCTTAAAACGGTAGACATGACAACGGCACGGGAGTTTATAAATTACCTCATTGAGTTTTGCTTTGCAAATGACGTGCCTTGCATGGATCTGATGCTCAACAGGACAGACGATATCTCGAGGTATCTATACCTGTGCCTCGAGTATAGGCGCTGTGCGATCTGCGGTAAAAAGGCAGATATACACCACTGCACGGGCTCGACGGTAGGAATGGGCAATGATCGCAAATATATACATAACCTGGGCCGTGAGGCAATCGCACTCTGCCGCGAGCATCACACGCTGATTGAGGCCAAGGGAGATCGGTTTGTATTTAACAAATGGCATGTGTACGGGATTAAGCTCGACGAGTATTTGTGCAAAAAATTAAAACTGAGTATTTAGAGGAAAGGGAACGGGAGCGGATATAATGCCGAATAGAATTTTAAAAGAGAGTATATGCAGTAGCGAAACGATTGATGGGCTCTCGTGGTTTGAAGAAGTTTTTTTCTATCGTCTGATTGTTAACTGTGATGATTACGGCAGGATGGACGCAAGAGCCAAAATACTGAAATCGCGGCTGTTCCCGCTAAAGGATATTACTTCAAAGCAGATTGAGGATGCTGTTGATACACTCCGGACGGTAGGCATGATCGAGGTATACGTGTATGACGATAGACCGTACCTACAATTGCGGACGTGGGATAAGCACCAATCGATCAGAGCTCATAAAAGCAAATATCCTTCGCCGGAAGAATCTGAAACCATCTGCAAGCAGATGCAAGCAGATGCAAGCGAATGTCCCCGTAATCCAATCCAATCCAATCCTATTCGTAATCCGAATACGAAAGGCGAACAGCGCACACGCTTTACTCCCCCCACTCTTGACCAAGTGTCTGAATACTGCAAGGAGAGGGGAAACCGGGTAGACCCTGAAAGGTTTATGGATTTTTACCAGTCAAAAGGCTGGAAGATCGGAAACCAGCCGATGAAAGATTGGAAGGCGGCGGTAAGGACATGGGAAAAGCGAAGCGAAGCCGAAAAGAAGCAAACATCGAAATCAAATCCGGCTCTTGCATTTCCGCAACGGGAATACGATGGCATACCGATACCGGACATAATCGGAGAAATGGAAGATGGATAGAATGACCGCCGCCGAATACCAGGAGTACATCAAGACGGGTAAATTACCCGGTGAAAAGGTCAACAAGTACAGGGCCCGGAAAACGCCATACAACGGCAAAATATACGACAGCGCACACGAGGCACAACGAGCGGCGGAATTACAGCTACGCGAAAAGGCCGGGGAGATCGTTAAAGTGCTTGAGCAAGTACCATTTCGGCTGACCGAGACGATCACATACATAGCGGATTTTGTAATCCTCAATCGGGACGGTACTTACACGGTAGAGGATGCAAAGGGCGTAAGGACAGAGGGGTACAAGCTCAAAAAACGGCTCATGAAAAGTGAGCTGGGAGTCGAAATAGTGGAGGTATGAACGTGAAACACATTTTAGAAATTGCGTGCTTAATCGGATCAATAGCAATTATCGCCTTAAGCATGGTATGTATGGCTATTACAGGCGAGTGCAGCATATTGTTTCTGCTCTTTGCGATAGCGGGCGTGCTGCTCGGGTGGTTGGTTTTGGAGAGGATTAAAGGGGGGAAATGAAAAATCAATGTTGTAAAGACTGTGTCGATCGTCACATCGGATGCCATATGGATTGTGAGAGATACGGGAAGTTTCGAGCAGAGATAGATGCGATAAACGCCAGAAGGCGCTTAGATACAGAGTTGAAAGACGCAACCTATAAGGTGCTGCAGGCGCGGGATCGGCGAAGGGTACGGTAGGGCTTTATTTAAGCTACAGGAGGACAGATGATATGGGGTTGATAATTGACAATTTTGCCGGAGGCGGCGGAGCATCGGAAGAAATTGAACGCGCATTCGGGCGCCCGGTAGATATAGCAATCAATCATGATCCAGATGCGATTGCAATGCATAAGGCAAATCACCCACACACAAGGCATTACTGTGAAAACATATGGGACGTTGATCCCAGGGAGGCATGTGGCGGCCGGCATGTGGATTTTGCATGGTTTTCCCCAGACTGCAAGCATTTTAGCAAGGCTAAAGGTGGAAAGCCTGTTGATAAAAACATTAGGTGCCTTGCGTGGGGCCAGTTACAGATACCGCCAGCAATACAATGAGTACAAGACGCGCAGACGTAGCGAGGAGAAGAAGCCGAAAAATAACATTAAAGATAGCCTTCGCCGCACTATGAAGGGAGAGTGAAACGGAATGAATGAACGATATTATGCCGAGATAGAGGCAAGGGTTAAGGCGGCAACAACGGGGCCGTGGAAGCATTTTCAAAACGACAAAATGCCAGATGATGTAAGAGTTTGTTTGAGCGACGGAAACAAATGTATATGTTGCCTCGCTCTGATGGGAAATTCAGCAGATGCATCATGCATAGAACAGTGGAACGGTGATGCTGATTTTATCGCTCACTCCCGGGAGGATATACCAAATCTATTAGCAGACAACCGCGCTCTACAGGCTGAGAACGAACGCCTACGGAAATATGCCGCAGATAAGGCTGACGAAAACGGAAAGGTTATGTTTCAAAACGCAACTTTACGAGGCGGGAACGAACGGTTACGGAAAGAGCGGGATGCACTGCTCAACGATATACAATTATTAGACACTCGAGGATGCTTATGTATATACAGAGATGGGGGTGCATGTACAAAAACAAAAAGATTATGCTCGTTTGGTTCGTGTTCGGCTGATCCGTGCAAAGATTATATATGGCGTGACACATGTGCTGAAAACGAGCGTTTACGGAAAGAGCGAAATTTATTAATTAAACTAATTCCGCATGAATGTTGTACGTGCGCGCATTGGGATAAATCAAACGGTAAACCGTATAGCTGTAAATTAGGAGGATGCGCACGGTTCAGCCATCCTGAAAAATGGGAATATCGCGGCCTATATGTCGAGAACGGAGGGAAAGATGGACTTTAGAACTCCAGAAGAACAGGCGGAATTCCGCGAACGAGCAGAACGCAGCAGTTATATTGTTAACATGACGAAGAACAGGCAAAATCGCCTCGAGCAATATCAACGGATTGTTGGGCGAGAATTAACCCTTGCCGAAATTAAGAGGCGGTTCGGAGGGAGTAAAAGATAATGGTTGATTTAAAATACGCTATAGTGAGGTTTACGAAAGCATTGCTTTTGATGGTACAAAGATGCTTCCGAAAAGAAGCAGACACGAGAATACCCGTTAACCTTGATATCCTGGCCGGTGAAACTAAGTGCGAATACTGCAACATTGGCGTGGGAGAAACATTGCACCTCCCTGAAAGTGCGTCATATACGACCGCATACATAAGTCATACGCTTGATGGATTTTTCATCGATGTATCAGGTGATGATGATGTGTCAATTGAGATGAACCACTGCATACGGTGTGGAAGAAAACTTAACTGGGGGACAAGGATACCGGACACGTCAAGGAGAGAAGACTTTAACACGATGGATCAGGNNNGACTTTTTAAAAGAGCATTACGAACAATACACATGCGAATATGTACGAGGCGGGGATCAGTATATTTGGTACGACAAAAACGAGGAACCAAATGTGTTAGGCCGGTTTTTCCTGATCGACGGTTATGGGTACGCGTTTTACCCGAAGGAGGCTAAAGATGATCACAATTGATGTACAGGATTATTGCCAGGACTGCGACCGGATCGACCCTGTGCCGTATATTAAAACCATGCGACATGACGGAGAGATACAGACCGCCGACACGGTGATCCGGTGTAAAAATGCCGAGCGGTGTGCATATTTGGAAAAACGCTTAGAGGGTAGGCTAATTGAGGCGAAAAATGATGGTGAATATCAGTTTTTAGAGTATATAGCTCAACGGACGGATATATGCAAGGCAGAATGTGAACTGCAAACAGTTGTTTCACCAGATACATTTAGAGAAATTCGCCGAGTAGTACAGCTGTTTGATGACTATGCCCAAGCCGAGATTTATAATTTAGTTCGGGACGTGGTTATCAGGGGGGCGGATTTTTCGAACAAAAGCGCGGAAGATATAGTCGAGATCATTTTAAATCTACTTGTAAGCAATATGGAGCCACCAAACGTTGGGCCAGGAGTTGATCCAGAAGGGTAAAATAATAGGCAGCTTGCGCCGCCCAAGATATAAGGATGTTGTTACCTAAATTATACCATATGTGGGGGGCGAGCGCAAGAATGGATATAAAAAATTTGAGGTCAAATAGATCAGAGGTTGAATCATTACAGGAGCGTATTATGCGGCTGCGGTCGGCGATGGAGCTTGGCGCGCAAAGGTTACGGCTTACACCGGGTGGTCACGATATAAGAGACCGGCTCGCTGATGATATGGCTAAGCTGGATGAATTGGAGCGCGAGCTTATCGAGCGGACGATCCAGCTTGAGCAGGATATACGCATCACAGAGTTATACATAACGGCGTTACCGGAGCAGCAGCGGCGGGTAATACGCCTCCGATATGTAGAAGGGCTGAGCTGGCGGGAGGTAGCAAAGGTGGCCCACTATAGCGTGGATCATTGTTTTGCGATCCATAGACAGGCGATCAAACAAATACAAAGGTAACAGTAAATAACAGTTTCAGATGGTTTATAATAGTACCATAGAAACTATGATTATGAGCGTCGAGCGATTCGGCGCTTTTTCTTTTACCTGGAGGTGGTGACTTTGATTGGAGAAGCGGGAGCAAGCCCGTAAGCTATACGAACAGGGTGAAAGCCTAAAGAGTATAGCTTCGGAATTAGACGTTTCGCCGGGCACAGTCCGCAGTTGGAAGGCGCGTGGCAAATGGGATAAAAAAGGCGGCGAACGTTGCAACGTTGCGGAAAATGCAACGCAACGCGAACGACAGCGGAAACGCAACGCCCAGATTAACCGGGTGATATCCGAGCATGTTGAAGGGAACGAAGAACTATCCGACGTGGAAAAGGATTTTTGCTTATACTTTGTGCAATGTTATAATGCCGCGCAGGCGGCGTTAAAGACGGGCAATTACTCCACCTATGCGAGCGCGGGCCAAGGGGGCTATAGGATGCTCCAAAAGCCAATGGTGCAAGCGGAGATCAAGAGGCTTAAAGAAATTAAGCGGGCGGGTATACTCGCTGACGTGGACGATCTGATTGATTTGCATATGCGCATAGCTTTTGCTGATATAACAAATTTCGTGGAGTTTGGGCGCGAAGAAGTCAATGTAATGGGTGCCTTTGGCCCTATACAGGTTAAGGATCCTGAAACAGGTGAAAAGGTTCCGCTGATGAAAAAGGTCAACACAGTACGCTTTAAAGAGCATGATGCGGTCGATGGTGCTCTTATCTCGGAGGTAAGGCAGGGCAAGGATGGGGCGTCGGTAAAATTGGTTGATCGTCAAAAGTCACTTGCTTTCCTTGAGCGATACTTCGAAGCGAATCCGATGGATCGGCATAAAAAGGCATACGACAATGCGCGGCTGGAACTTGAGAGAAAGAAGCAGGAGGCGGACAACGAGGAAGCGCTTGAAAAATTGGATCAGATGATGACGGGCATTGACCAGGTGATGAAGCATGATTGAGTTTAGCGCGAAACAGCGCGAGGTCTGGCGGCACACCATAAACGAGCGTCACAGGTGGAACGTAAGCTATGGAGCGACGCGATCCGGCAAGACGTACCTCGACTATTATAAAATCCCATTCCGTATAAGACACGCAGGCCCGGAAGGGCTTATTTTATTGCTCGGAAACACCAAGGGCACGCTTGAACGAAACATACTTGACCCGCTGCGGCAGATATGGACGCCGGCGCTCGTCGGGCATATTGGCAGCAACAACAAAGTACAGCTTTTCGGGCGTGAGTGTTACGCACTGGGGGCCGACAAGGTCAATCAGGTATCTAAGTTACAAGGTGCAGGGCTTGCTTATTGTTATGGCGACGAGGTCACAACATGGCATCAGGATGTCTTTCAGATGCTCAAGAGCCGGCTGGATAAGCCGGGCGCTTGTTTTGACGGGACGTGTAACCCGGATAACCCTGGGCACTGGTTTAAAAAGTTTATCGAGAGCAACGCGGATATCTATTCGATGGGATTTACCATTGATGATAATCCGTTTTTAGAGCCGGATTTTGTTGCAAACCTCAAACGAGAGTATGAGGGTACGGTTTTTTATGACCGCTTTATCCGGGGGCTATGGGTTGTTGCAGAGGGGCGTATTTATCCGATGTTCACGGATAATCCGGAGCGTTTTATTTTGCACGGCCCGACCGCTGGCATGGACGGGCAGTTTTATGTTTCCATCGACTACGGTACGGTAAATCCGTTTTCGGCGGGGCTATGGTGTATTAATGGCGGCAGGGCTGTCAGAATTAAAGAGTTTTATTGGGACAGCCGCAAAGAGGGTCATCAAAAGACTGACGAGGAATATTATGATGACCTTGAAAAACTGGCCCAAGGCTATTATATCCGCAAAATTATTGTGGATCCGTCCGCGGCATCGTACATGGAGACGATCCGGCGGCACGGAAAATTTTATGTCTGGGCCGCCGATAATGATGTGCTGGACGGGATCCGCGTCACGGCGAC